CTGGTCTACCCTCGGCTCGGCAAGGGCGACACGTTCAAAATTATTACCGGCATCGTGTTCCCGCCGTTGGGGGTCTATTGGGGCTTGCGGGCGGCCGGATTGCCGACCTGGGCGGCGGGGCTGCTCACGGGCGGCATCGGGATGCTGGTGGAAAACATGGTGGCCGGCAAGCCGGGTCCGCCGAACGTGCCGACCACCTCAAGCGATCTCTCGGCCTCAAATACCTATGGGTTCTCCGGCATCACCAACGGCACGCGCGTGGGCGCGCCGATCCCGGTGGTGTACGGCGAGCATCGCACGGGCGGCCATCTCATCGGTGTGTCGGTCAAGACGAAAGACGACAACGATGTGCTGAATATCCTCCTGGCGCTGTCGGAAGGGCATATCGAGCAGATCGCCGATATTGAAATCAATGGCCAGCCGATCGCCAACTATACCGGGGTCGAAATCGAGCAGCGGCTGGGGTCGAATACGCAGGCGGCCATCGGGCTGTTCGGTGATACCGGCGCGGTGACGATCGACGCGGTGGCGCAGCTCTCCACGTCGTTCATCACCTATACGACGCAGGGGACGAATCTGAACGGGTTTGAAGTCAAGCTCACGTTTCAGCAGGGCCTCTTCCATCTGAACAATCAGGGCGGGTTTCTCGTGCAGGCGGTGACGATCGAGGTGGACTACAAGCTGGTCTCCTCTGGGACGTGGATCCAGGCACCGCGCGTGACCTATAGCGAAGGCAAACGCACGGTCATCCGGCGGACGATCCGCGTGGATGGCCTGTCGCCTGGGCAATATGACATCCGGGTGCGGCGGACGACGGCGGAGAGCACGGACAGTTCCACGGTCGACGGGGTGCAACGCGAAGCCATCACGGAGATTGTCAGCGACGGCTACACCTACCCGAATGTGGCGTTGCTGGCCGTGAAGGCGCTCGCCACCAATCAGATCAGCGGCGGCCTGCCGCGCGTGACGGCGGTAGTGCGCGGGGTGCAGGTGAAGGTGTGGAACCAGGACGGGCCGCATGTCTATGTGACGGTGTACACCGACAATCCGGCCTGGATCGTCTTCGACATGCTGACCAACGAACGCTATGGCCATGGGCGGTTTACCTGGCGGATGCGGCATCAGGCGGGGACGGTGGCCGTAACGAACGGCTCGGTGAATTTCAGCGGCACGGGCACGGGCTGGACGGCGACCACCTTGCGGCCGGGTGATGTGCTGCATGTGCCGTCACGGAGTGCGATCGGGATCGTCGCCAGCGTGAACTACGGCGCGCAGACCGGGACCTTTGAAACCGGTTGGCCTGCGAGTACCGGCTCGGGCTTGGCGTATGAGGTGCGCGCCAACGACATCGATCTGCAGAGCGTGATTGAGTGGGCCAACTTCTGTAGTGAACTGGTCCCGAACGGCGCCGGCGGATTCGAGACGCGGGCCAGTTGTGATTTTGTCTTCGATGCGGATCGGGAGAATATCTGGTCGGCGGTGATGCGGCTCTGTGCCATCGGGCAGGCCTCGCCGGTGAAGATCGGGAATTACATTCGCTTCAAGGTGGAGCGGGCGGCCTCGCCGGTGCAGCTCTTCACGATGGCCAATATCAAGGCGGAGACCTTTGAAGAAGTGTTCATGTCGCTGAAGGATCGCTCCAACATTTTCGAGGTGCAGTATCTGAATCGGGCAAACAGCTATGCGCAGGATGTGGTGGTGTTGGAGGATCCGCTCCTGATAACCAACAGTGAGCAGCCGCGCCGCAAGACGGTCAGCGGCTATGGCATCACGCGCAGTTCGCACGCGGCCAGGCTGGCTCGGTTCAATCGCCGGGTGAATCAGTATGTGACGCGCACGATCACTTTTGAGGCGGCGCTGGAGGCGGTGACGTGCGAGCCGGGCGACGTCATCCGCTTTCAGCATGATGTGCCGCAGTGGGGATACGGTGGCCGTGCACTGGCTGGTGCCACGAGCACGACGATTGTGCTGGACCGGCCGGTCCTGATCGAGTCAGGGAAGACCTACGAGGTGCTGGTGCGGCATGCCGACGACGCGGTGGAAACCCATGCCGTCACGACGGCGCCAGGCACGGTCTCGACGCTGACGATCACCGGGCCCTGGAACTTCACGCCGGCGAAGGCGGATGTCTGGGCGTTCGGGGAAACGACCATCAGCACCAAACCGTTTCGCATTGTCTCCATCGAGCGGACGCAAGATCTGGATGTGCGGATCTCGGCGCTGGAATACAACGCGGCCGTGTATGACGACACCGACACGGGCGAGACCAATCCTATCCAGTATAGCGCGCTGGGCGATATGATCGGGCCGCCTGGGAATGTCAAACATCTGACCATGCTGGAGCAGATCGACGCCACGCAATCCGTGTGGGTCTCCTGGTCGCCGCCAGGCTCGCCGCATTTCAAGGCGGGGCGGGTGTATCGCACCGACAGTGGAATCCCGGTGTTTCTTGGGGAATCGACGAATGGTTCGTTTGCTATCAGTGACGTGGAGTCTGGCGAGTTGATCAGGGTGATCGTCACCAGTATTTCTACGGCCGGGGTGGAAAGCAGTCTCGCAACGGCGCCGACGGCTGAGCTGGTGCGTAGTATTCTCAACCCGCCGGATGTGCAGGGGTTGGTGCTGGAGGGCGAGCGGCTGCGGTGGAGCTATCCGAGTCCGCCGCGTGATTTGGATGGGTTTCTCGTGCGCTTCCGGCCAGGCAATTCCACCGATTGGGCGGCGGCCACGCCGGCGCACGAGCATGTGCTCAAGGTCACAGATTTTCAGATCTTCAAACGGCAGGGCTCGCAGACCTTTCTCGTGAAGGCGGTGGATATCGCCGGGAACGAAAGCCTGAATGCGAAAGCCTTGACGGTGAGCTACGACGGCGTGATCACGGATAATATTGTGTTGACTACCGATCATCGTGCACTCGGCTGGCCGGGGACGATCACGAGCGGATCCGTCATTAGCGGCGACATCAAGGCCGATAGCAGCGCCGTCTTTTGGACTGGCGATTCCGCGCTGATGTGGTCGGCGGCCTCAACGAATCTCATGTGGTCGGCAGCCTATGACGAGATGACCTATGAATTTACCGTGACGCCGACGGCTGATCAGCTGGATGCCATGTTGAAATTGCAAGTGACGATGGCGGGGCTCTGGTCGATTCAGTACCAGGCGGATTCTAGCGCGGCGATGTGGAACACAGACGCCACCACGCTGATGTGGAGCGGCAGCGGCACTATGTGGGCGGAGGTCGGGCCCTATATGCAGTGGCCGGGGCAGATCGACCATCTGCGCGTGCAACCCTACAAGATCAAGATATTCGGGCATTCCGGCACGGTGCAGGCCATCTTGCAGCAGCTGTCGGTGCTCTTGGATGTGCGTGACATTCTGGAGACGCTTGAAGATGTGCCGATCTCGGCCATCGGGACGCGGCTCGCGCTCACGCAGAGCTATCGGGAAATTGTGATGGTGCGGACGGAGCTGGAAGACGACGGCGGGTCGGCGGCGTATATCAAAGTGCTCGATAAAAATCCGACCTTGGGGCCGCTGATCAAGGCCTACAACTCATCGAATGTGGCGACCACGGCGGTGATCGATGCCGTGGTCCACGGTTATTAGGAGGGAGAACGTATGGCAACGATGCCCGCAGCTAATTATCTGACAGACAATGCCCGGACGGAAGGTGAATTCAAGGCGGGGCTGGAGGCCATGCTGGCCTCGACCAAGCAGATCCCCGGCGCGGGCGTGGCCGAGCTGGCGATCACCATCGCCGCCGGATCCATCACGCCGGCCGGCAGCGGCGGGGCGCTGGTGATCGACACGGAATCGAGCGCGGCCTCGGACGATCTGGCGAACATCGTGCAGACCAACTATCCAGACGGCTCCATGCTGCTGCTCCGCAACGCCAATGCCGCGCGGGTGGTGGTCTGTAAGCATGCCGCGACAGGATCGGGGCAGCTGATGCTGAATCGGTCCGTTGATTACGTGCTGGACGACACCAAAAAGTTATTGCTGCTGCAGCGGCGCGGGACTGATTGGTATGAAATCTGGCGAAGCCCGGCACCCCTCGCCATGCCCACCGTGAACAAGACGGCCAATTTTACCATCAACAAAGAAGATCACGGCAAGGTTTTCAGTTTGACGGGCACCGGACCAATCACGGTCAGCTTTGCCGCGTCGGCCTCATTAGGCTCAGGATTTTGTGTGGGCATCATCAACAACCATTCCCTGGACAATGAGGCGACGCTGGATCCGAACGCGTCCGAGCGCGTCGATGCGCTGACAAATTTACGACTCTCGCGCGGGCGGGCTGTGTTGCTGGTCTGTGATGGGACAGAGTTCTGGACGATCGGCAATCGCCAACGGCCTCGCTATACGTCTGTGAACTATGCCGCCTCGCTCACCCTGAATGCCCACGATGCCGACTGGATCGAAGTGGGACCGTTAACCGGGAATGTGACGACGCTGCAAGTGGATGCGGATGTCGGCACGCGGACGCGTATCAGATTTAAACAGGACGCGACCGGAGGCCGGACGGTCGCCAATCCGTCTGGCGCCAAAATTACGGGAAGCATCGATGCGACAGCCAGCAAGGTGTCGTATTTGGATCTTTACTATTGCTCTGCTGATCTCCGATGGGAAGGCTTCTGGGCCACGGTGCCGGTCTGAGGGCTGATGATGACCTGTCCGCGCTGTCATGGGTTGATGGTGGAGCGGCCGCTCTGGGAGCGGGAGTGGCGGTCGATTGCCCGGCGCTTCACGCGGCCAGTCTACCTCTGGACCTGTGTCAACTGCGGCAACTGCGTGGATGACACGATCCGGTTCAATCGCGCGATGGCCAAACCGGAAACCGAGGCGCAGCGCAATGAGCGGATCTGGAGGCGGGTCCGGCGTGAGCTGGCTCTGACGCTTCACGGTTCACGCACGACGCTTCACGAGACGGAGGTGGGATGTTGAAGACGATCGAGGAGCTGGATCTGGATCCCATTATGAAGAGCCGGGCGGGGGAGTTGCTCGCGCGGTGTCCGTGGGTGCGGTACACGAGCGGGCGGCGGGATCTGACGGCGCAGGCGCGGGCCATGGCGCAGAACCATGTGGCCGATCCGCAAACCTATCTCACGAAGACCTATCGCAACGGCAAGGTGTTTCTGGCGGCGATTGTCGATCTGGCGCCGGTCGATCAGCGGTCTGTCGAGAAGGTGGCGGCGGCGATTCGGTCGGTGTTCATCGAGCAGCCGGAGGTGCTGGTGTGGAAGCATCGCGAAGGCACCTGTGTGGATATTCAGCCACTGGAGGATGCCTTTGGCGAGCCGACGCAGAAGGGCCAGGAGGTGATTCGCTTCATCCAGAACTGCCCAGATACGGTGCTCTTCATCATGCGCGAGGGCGGGCTGCGGCGGTGGCACTGGGAATGCCGGAAGGCACCGGCGCCGACGGTGGAGGTATGAGCAGTGAGCGGCTGACGGGCGAGTGGCTGAAAGGGTACGTGGGGGATCGGGTGTATGACTGTCTACGCTGCGGCGCAACTGGGATGACGCACGATGCGACGTATCGGCATGCTGTCTTTGAGTGCAACCAAAGGAGGCCGGGCGGTGGAACAGCCAAAGTGGGAGTGGATGGACACCATCTTCGGGGGGATCCTCGGAGTGTTTAGCGCCGTGGCGACGATGACCGGATGGACCGGACGCAAGTTCAAGGCAGTCGAAACGGCGCATGCTGACTTACGGCGGGATTTCGACGAGAAGATCAATGGGGTGCACGCGCGGGTGACGCCACTAATGGCGGATGTCGCCGAGCTGCGGGCGCACCATGAGGCGAAGATGCAGCGGTTGACGACCATTGAAGGGAGCATCCACGCCATCGATCGAAAGCAAGATGAGCAAACGCGGATTTTGTACCGATTGGACGGACAAAACCGAGGAGGGAAGCGGGATGAATAACGAGAGTGCTGAGCTCGCCCAGAAGAAGGCGCGGCCAAGTTGGGCGCCGTTGGTCCTCGCGGCGATCGTGCTGGCCGTCTTTACGGCGGTGCTGGAATATCTGCTCCGTGGTGAGATTGATCCCTCCACGCGGGACATCGTTCTGCAAATGGTGGAGACACTAAAGAATATCACCATCATGGTCGTGAGTTATTTCGTGGGGACGACGGCGGCCAGTGAGCGGAAGACCGACATTATCGCGCAATCGCCGCCGGTGAAGGAGTGACGATGTACGGGCTACTCTATTGGATGCTGTGCCTGATGCTGGTGGGCGTGACGGCCTGGCTGGTGTTGGTACACTGGAGGCAACCATGATCCCTCCGTTTCTCATTACGAAGGCGGCCGGACTCTTGGCTCCGGTTGCGGCGAAGTTTGCCTCACCTCTGGTGAAGTGGGGCACGATCGCCGGGGCGGTGGTGCTCTTGCTGGCCTGGACAAACTGGAAGACCTACGACCATATGCGCACGGCGTGCGAAGAGGGGCGGGCGCTGATGGTGGCACAGCAGGCTGAGGCGGCGGCGAAAATGGCCGTGCAAGCCCATCAGATGGGAGCCGTCTCTGTCCAGGCGGTGAAGCAGGAAGAACGCATTATTGAATCCAAAATGGCCGATGTCAGGAAAGAGGTGGTGTCTCATGCGAGGAATAATCCGAAACCCCTTAGCGTTGCTACTGTGGCTTTGTATGATCGGCTTATCAGCGTGCCAAACGACACAGCCGTGCATCAGTCAGCACCCGATCTTGGCGCCGGAGGAGCTCAAGTATCACGCGGAGGAATGGGAGCTGAAGCCTCTCTCGTCCTACGGAACGAAGAAGGCGAAGACATCGGACTGACCACGGAGGATCTCGCGCAGGCTGCCACGGACTTTGCTGAAAAATATGCACTCCTCAAGTCGCGGTACAAGCAGCTCTCGGACTGGAATGATGACCGCGAGCATCTCGAAATCGAGCGGTTGATGAGCCATTGAAACTTGGCTATCGTGATTAAGGAATAGGCCTGATACAAAGTAGGACATTTTTTGGCCATTCTAATGTCTGAAGGTGGCACATTGTGGCACGCTATGGCCTTAAAACCTTTGAAATGCTTAATATTTCAACGCAAGTTATTGTAATTCCACATGAAATATCAGCCTTCTAAGCTGAGGGTCGCTGGTTCGATTCCAGCCGGGCGCACCACTTATCAATCACTTACTCGGTTTTGTGGGCTTGGTCGGTTTGCCGTTGGCTATTGGTTGGCCGACGGTTTCGACGGCGTGGCGCAAATGGGCGTCGGCGAGGTGGGCGTACCGTTTGACCATGTTGGTGTTGGTGTGCCCGAGCAGGGCAGCTACGGTGCGGTCGGAATGGCCGGCCATGGTGAGATCTGATGCAAACGTGTGCCGCCAGTCGTTCCATCGCGCGTTTGTGACGCCTGCGGCCTCTCTGGCCGGTTTCCACACATAGCGGATGAAATGGGAATGGTCAATCGGGCCGGTCTCGCCGGCGTTGGGGTACACCCACGGTAAGCGGTGTCTGGCCAGCTGTTTGCTAAACAGCTCTTTCGCGCGCGCGTTGAGCAGGCGGGCCTGTGGGCGGCCGGCTTTGGTGGTGGGGAGTTCGATAAATCCTTCCTCAAGGTGCACTCGGTCTCGGGTGAGGTGGAATTGTTCCGACCAGCGCAGGCCGGTCAGGCCGGCGAGCTCGGCGGCCTCGCGCCAGGCCGGTTGGAGCGCGGCGTAGAGTTTGGCGCGTTCGGCTGGGGCGTAGAAGCGGGTGCGGAAGTTTTTGGGTTCGCGCAGCGTGAGCTTTTGAAACGGGGAGCGGTCGAGCACGTCGTCGCGCAGGGCGAGGGCGAGGCGGTGGCGGAGGAACTTGAGATAGTGGTGGATGGTCTGCGCGGATTTCTTTTCGGCCAGGAGGGTGTGCTTGGCCTGCTCGATGTGGGCCGGGGTGAGGAGCCGGGCGTCGTGGGTGCCGTAGTGTTGGAGCCACCAGGTCTGATAGATCCGGTCGTTTTTGCTGTTGGGCGTGGTGGCGAGGCGGGCGGTTTGCTCCTCGATCAATTCCTTCAGTGGGACGGCGAGGGTGTGTTGAAATTTCTCGGGGAAGAATTTCCCGCGCTCGATGTCGGCGCGCGCATGCTGTAAAAACTGTGCGGCCTTCTTGGCGTCGGTAAAGCCGCCGCGTGGGGCAAAGCGTTGGTATTGCCCCTCGACCATGATCCGCACGTAGTAGCGCGGCTGGCCGTCGGTGCTGTCGCGGCGGTAGATCCCTTTCGGGAGGCGTTCGTCGGTGTTGGTCAGCATCAGGTTTTTAGCTCCTGGGTTGGTCTGCGGTATGCTACGATGCACAGCATGTCTCCACAGGTGCGCGGATTACGAATAAGCTTGACAGAGTGCTGGGTTGCAATCTGTTCAATAGTGCTCAGGTCGCGGGGGCTCCAATCGGGGCTGCTCTGCACGACGCTGGCGCTCGATCCCTCGTGGGTGCTGCGGGTGAAAGACGGCGATACGTTCGTAATCCGCAATGCGGGTATTACGAACAGTGAAACGGTGCGCGTCTGCTGTGTGGATACTCCTGAGAAGAAGGACCCCGGCTTTGACGACGCCACGGCGTTGACGGACCAGTGGCTCCACGCTGGTCCGTTCACGCTGCACGCCTGCCAGCGCGACAGCTTCGGCCGCCTGCTCGGCACGGTGACGCGCGACGGCCAGAACCTGGCTGACGCGCTACTCGACGCCGGGCTGGCCGTGCCGTACCAGCGGAAGAAATAATCACTCCATCGTGAAGGCATGGGCGGTACTCGTCGCGAGTTCCTTCCCCGTGTGCCCATCGTGATACACCACAATGGTCCGCTCGTTCGGTGCGCCGTGTGTGACGGTGCATTTCAGCATCGCGTCAAGGCTTCGTTTCTCGTCGATGGTCAGTTGCATCCATGGTGCGAGTACGTAGACTTGTGCAATGTCCGGCTTGCCGTCGACTCGGTGGAGAATCCCTCCGTTGAGTGCCTGCTGGACAAGCCGCTCGGCAGCGGCGGCGTCGCAGTGGGTCGCGGCGGCTGTCTGTTGCTTGCTTCCCGGCTCCTCCCTCCCAACGAACATGGCGAACACGACGACGACGGCCAGCACGAGGAGCAGCTCGCGGCCTCTCCCGCGCCTGGCCTGACGCTGCTGCAGCGGGTG